TCCAGTTAGTGACACAAATTTACTTGTGAAAATTGATCTCCTGGGGCATTAACCTCAGTGGCCGTGTTGTCTACATAAACGAACGACCTCTCATAACCCATAGACTCATCGACAAATTCCATAGCTACTCCATTTGGAGTCTGATCGCTACTTAATGAGTAGGATATGTTAAGGCTATTCTTAATAATGTTATTTCGATTAAACATCATAATGGGGGTAGTCTGTTGTTGATCTCTAACTAAATATAACTCCCCACCTTGAAAGATAGGTGTACATCTACCTGATTTAGCCACCAAGCCCATAGACTCCCAAAGGCTTTGTCTAGTATCAAAAACACCATTAAAGGTGTATGTTCGACTAGTTCATATCGTGTGAATGGCATGTAGGTCTGAAAGGTTAAGACGTGATAGGGGAAGTCTACCCCCATATTGAGTGTTTGTGACCATATCGATGAAGATTGGTACAATGTCGTTACTAAATGATTCTGTTGTGGTTAAGGCTGTTGATGAGGCAAATGTCCTAACGTGCTTTTTAGCAATACAATTGACTCGTAATGCATTTGATTGAGAGATACCCTCAGTAACCCTCATCTTAACTTGTAGTCTTGTATAGTCAGAAGTGTTGGTAATTCTACCTTCAACCCTAGCCCTCACACTTGCAATTGAACAAGATACATCGACATCCCCATTTTGCTTAATTTGAGCAATTCTAATTTCAATTGGTCGAATCGAATTACCAACGGATTGTTCACCTGGTGGAAGGTCAACTTGAACTGAACTTCTAGTTATTGAATTTTGGTTTAATGGAACAACAATCGATGGGTTGTAACGAACACTAACAGAAGAACTAACAGAAGTGTCTCTCAATCGTGTCCAATTGGTAGAACCTTGAACTCTTACTTCAACCCTTAAATACCCAGTACTACGACCACCAGAGGGTACACCCCAAATAGAATCAACCCATAATTGGTCTATGGTGTAAGAAGCATCACCAATTAAAAATGGGCCTATGAAACTCTGTGTTGGGGTTACATCAGCACCATCAGGGCCGTCGGTTCTAACCCCTGGTACAACTATACCATCTAGCTCATCATTGCCAATAAAAGAGGTTTCAAATAGAGAGTTACCCCCAACAAAATCAGTCGTTCTATCCAATCTTACTAGTAATGATTGTGTTGGTGTAGCTGAACTACTTTCTCGAATAACAGCAAGTCTAACTTCATACACCGATGGGGTTAATGTTGCTTCAAACTCATAATCAACAACATAGCTTGGGATAATTTCATATTCATTTGTTGGTCGGCTAATCCGACGATTCGACACAATTCTACCTGCACTATGTGTCCAAATTGGTGTAGTTGACCCATCCGTTCGACCATCAGCTCTCAACCAAGCACCAGGGGAATCTGGGTCTGATACATCTCGATATTCAGCTCTTATGTATATTGGCTCTAGTAAAGAATTTAATTGATCGTCAGTTGGTGGGGCTAAATATACTGTATCTGGTATATTTGGCATACCATCAATCCGTGTTCTGATCGCAATACTACTTGTTGGATGTACAGTTGTTCCTATTCTTATTGCAGAGGTTTGTCTATAGTTTATGGGTGAGTCAGTATCTAAATTAACAGGTATAGAAAGATTAAAATAATACCTTTCTGTATGTGCCTCTGGGTCAGGGTAAATAATTCGGGTTTCTACATCAGGAAATGAGGTTATCGGTGTTCCCCCAATCTTAATATCTTCAACATCACAATAACCTTGGCTAACAATCATATCTTGGTTCAAAAACTGATAGTTATTTTCAAAGTAGCTGTAAGGTCTGGAAGCGAAATCTGGGTAAACCCTATGTTCACCATATACAACTGGTATGGATCCACCTAATCTGGCACCGATACCTTTAGCTGAAATATAATTTCTACTCCCTGAAATATCTCTTGATGAACTTGGGTCTTTGGGTGGCCCTTGTAAAGAACCTAGCATTAATTGGGTTCCAAAGTATTCAAATCCTTTAGTTAATAGCCCAATAGCAGGGTTGAGAACTCCAAAACCAGGTAATATTGATGCAGAACCACCTATTGCACTCAATGAACCTAACGCTAATGGTGCTGCAAAAGCTAATAGTGCTGCTCCTGCAACAAACTCACCAATCCGTTTCCCATCACTACGATCTTGACCACCACCTAGGGGCAAATACATAATCGTTATGATGTCATTGTTTCTTATGTAAACCTCTTCCCATTGTTCCCTTAATAAAGGCTCAGAATTAACCAAACAAACAAAGGGTCGATCTTTGTCCACATGGGAAGTCATCTCCAAAATGTTTATTGGTTTATCAATTTCACGTTCTTCAATAACCCTATCGGATATGGTTCTAAATGATGTTTCAATGGATATAAAAACGTATTTATCCATGTCTGTAGTACCCTAAAATATTCCACCTCATGCGTTTAAGGGCTTGGGGTTTTGTAAATATTACCCCCACATTCTCAACGCAATGTAAAACAGCATCTTCAACCCAAACACCAACATGGGAAGGTCTTTTCGATTCGCTCATAATAACGCAATCCCCATCTTTGGGGTCATTAGTTTTTGACCAATGGTTCAGTTCTTCATTTTCTTTAAACTGTCTCATAACTGATAGTCTATCATAGCTATCAAAAGGGATATCATTGGTATCTATGTTGAAGTATACTTTCTGAATATATTGGACAAATGAATAGCAATTAAACCCCTCATCCTTTGAGAAGCCATCGATCTTCCAAGGTATACCAATATAATCTCTAATGTTCACCTCTGTAATCCTGGAAACTCTCTTGTGTTATATACATTTCTTGGAAATTGAACATTAGCTAAATCTCTATACCTACACGTTGCAGTGATTGTGGAGACTGTTGCATTGATACCAACAACATGCAAAGCAATTGGTGGGTCGTACTGTGGGGTTGATAGGTCAGTTGATATGTAAGGTCGATATATTAACTCCAAAAGCTCTAGTGATTCGGGTAATCTTTGAATTTGAGTAAGAATGTCTCTACTAACATTATCAATCACTATTGAAAGCTCTGGGGCTGATTTATCAAAGATTGGGGGTAGTGTAACCCTAAATGGGTAAGCCTGAAAAGTTACTGGTGTACTTGGGTTTCTGGGGGCTGAGGTCTCTAATGTGGCTGTTAAGTCTTTAAACCCCTCAACCACTCGGATAGTATTTGAGTTGGTTGCAGAGGAGTCACCATCAGTAGTATCAGTGTCAGTGTAGCTGTAATCGAATAAGGGGTGGTAAAACTCCAAAGTATGGTAGATTATCGCATCGGTTGGTGCTACTGCATAGGCTTCTTTGATTGCATCTTGTAGTGAAGGATTAGGCATTTAGTGTGGCTATATCTGCATTTATCTCTGCTGTAATATTAGTCTTTATGGTATTTAATCCATTTTCAGTGGTTGCTGAATTAATTTGGGCTGAGTATTTTTCCTTTATTCCATCAGAATAACCAAGAACCCTAGATATTTTATTATAAAGATCAGTTATTTCAGTTTGGGTAGCTGTTCTAGTTTTACCAGTTTTAGCTATTCTATTAGATATATATGTAGATGTTGAACCTGATTTTTGGGATTCAGCATATTCAAAATTGATTTGATCTAATGGTATGTAATAATCATCACCAAGAGTCTGTTTTTCAAATCTATCTAACTCATCCTGCAAAAATAAATTTGCGTTGTGTTTTCCATTTCCTAAAATAAATGTCATTTTATCCTCCTATGTTCTAGCCCCAAGTAGCAACATGGTATATCTGTAATCTGCTGTAGCAGGACTACTTGATTTTCTTAATATAAGTCTTGTTTGGTCAGTAGTATCAATCTCAATTACTGGTAGATTAGCATTAGTAGTGACATTTATATTAGTAGTTAAACCTCTCCATTGTTCACATCTTGTCCAATAATTATTTGCATTATTACCACCTTTGGCTTGAGCAATGTATATCAGTGTCGAGCCATTTAAATTATCAACTTTAGTTGTAACAATAATAAAAGCCATTAGTGCCTGAGATGTCCCATCTAATGTCGTTCTGTCCGATGGTCTGATTACATTATTAGAGGAATCGGTTATTGGGGTTCCAGTTCTATCCACATTATCTTTATCCACACTATCGAAAAAGAACTTCCTTGGTGCTTGCTCAAAGTTATTTGCAAACTCTCTACTAATCCTTTGGAAAGCTGAACGATCATCAACATCAGCTATCTGCTTGGCTACTGTGGGTAGCATTTCACCCCTAAAAGCTATTTGACTCCCTTCTCCAGATGCAGGCCCAGTCACAAATTGCTCCATTAGGTTAGCAGCGTTCTCTAAGGTATTTATTGCTGTGTTTAAATTAGTTCGTAAGTTACTTGAATTAGACATTTTTTACTCCCAACCTGAAATTAATACCGAAGTGTATACATGTGAATCAGTTGAATTAGATTGGCTGTGAAGAAGTAATGACTGATTCGGGCCAAATGTTGACCCTAGGGCATTGGGGTTTCTAACTGGGTAAGGTATTTGACCCTGAAAAGTCGGGAACGTATTATGTAATCTAACTGGCTCTGCAAATTCCCAATCATTTGACCCAGGCCCAGTGCTAATTGTGTAAACAAGATAAAGTGTAGCTGTCCTCGGTGTTCCACCACCTAAAACTCTTGATAAAAAAATCCCATAAAAAAACTTTCCAAACTCTGAACTAATTTTTGAAGCGAAATCCTCATCAGGTGTCGTTTGTGTTGAATCCCCAAAACGGATTAGATCACTATCACCATAAATTCTTTGAACTTCACCTGTTGCAAATGATCGAGATTCGTCAAATGCTCCACCACCCTCACCTGCTTGATTCCAAGGTAATCGACTAAATCTACTACCTAAATCACTTATTCCCCTAAACCCACTATCACCAGTATTTGCTATGAAACCTCTGGCTAGTACATTCTGACCAAAAATATTTCTGTAGAATTGCCTAGAGGCTATTGGGAAGTTATTTTGAGGATTTAAATTACTAAGTGTTTTGAGCAAATGTGTAGTTGTGTTATTTACACCTGAGACTGCGTTGGCTTGAGTTTTAACATTAAGGGTAGAGGTTAGGTCTACAGTTCCATCAGCAGGCCCTTCAAGAACCTGATCTAGTCGGTTTGAATTGTCTATGATTTTGGTTATTGCATTTTCTACCCTAGCTCGTGGTGTTGACATGTTTACTCCGTATCATTAAATTCAGTACCACCATTATATATTATAACCACTCTACAATCGACTAATAGATCATCACTGTGAGCGTGGCTAATCTCTAACCATCTGCCAATATTGGGTAAACCATCCTGTTCAGTACCATCATTAACAGCTCTAATTTGCAAGTTTGTTGTGGTGCTTGAGCTTGCAACTCCAAATATCCTTTGGATACCACTCCAACCAGCATTGGTTCTACCGAAGTTCCCATGTTTATCAATAATCCAAATACTTGCACCATTATTGATGTCTTGGTCTAATGGGAACATGAATACTAATAGAGACTTAGTTAAATCCCCTAATGTTGAACCAGATGAAATAAATGGGCTTGTCATTCTATAATTCAATGAATGTAATGGTGTTCTACCATCTTGAAAAGTTAAAATTCCAGAATCACGTTGTGGGTTATTTGGGTGATTAACACTCCCAATATTGAAATAATCACGGCATATTATTGGGACATCATAATCAACAATAAACTCTTGACCTATTCCCCTAACCCCTGGTGTGTCAGCATCAAGATTACTCCAGTTCTTTAGTAATAAATCGGATGTCCCCCCAATACCTAGTATAGCCGAAGTTATAGTATTTAAAAATTGATTATTTTCCACCTCTACTTGTGAACCTGCACCTCCATGGGGGTTATTAATTACCTCATGAAATCTATTGGAATTTTCAATTATATTATCACCTAATCCTAAAACTGATTCTGCGTTGCTCATGTCCAAACCTCTTGTGGTAATGTTGTGTTTATTAATCTATCAAGGGAGTCTGAGTTTACTCTAAAGCTATCACCACTCCAACCATCGATTGTAAACAGGGATAAAAACTCTGTGGGTAGGGATTGAATCTCCCTCACTTCGATTGGAACAGTAATCTCCCATACGGATTTACCACTAACTGGTTTAGCTTTATAGACACTCATAAACCTGATTTCTTTTAGCCCTGAACCGTCTCCAGTAGTTAAGTTCATTCTGAACCAATCGGCTCCATATCTAATTGTATTTGTATAAAATGACTCAAAAATCCCTAACTCCAACTCATTCATGATGAATCTTAAATTAGATCGTAAAGGTACAGTTTGAAATCTTCTTCTTGAACGAATTGTACCTGAATCCATTTCCGTTCTGACTATTGGGTCATAGAACTCATAGCTATAACCCTTTACCGTTGGGGTTGGTAGGACACTAGGCCAATTAACCGTACTCATGCGTATGCCCCCAGTGATCTATTAACTCCATACTGTGATTCTATTGCATTAGCCATTTTACTGTTTCCTTGGGATATACCCTGAGCCATACTTGCCTCTACTTGTTCTATAATAACATCTAATGTAAACCCATCATCACTTTGTCTTTTCTCCACACTAGCTGTATGCCCAGGGGGATTATGGATATTTACGTTTACATTAGGTGTTATAGCTTTATTTGGTGTTACATGGCCACCTGAGCTACCTGTCATTAGGAAGTCTTTGCCACCCATGCTTAATAACTCTGGTCCTCGTTCATTTACTCTGTACATGGAATTTGAATTAACAGCTCCACCTCTAGCTCTACCACCTTGATACTCCATTGCTTGTAAATCACCTGCAACAGTAGCAATCTCAGCAACTATTGCTCCTGCCCTAAAAAAATCACCATCTGCTATAGCCTTTGCAAAAGCTGCCTTTTGAGCAACAACAACCTCTTTGAGCTTTTGGACTTTGTAGAGGTTGAAGGCATCTTTGCTAAATCTACCAATAGCTTGTAGTTCGTTTGTGTGGATAGCTTCCAATTTGGATTGTTTTTGATCTTCAAGTATGAGCTTACTGGCAACCAAATCTTTGTACATTTTAGATTCTTTGTCGACATTTGCCTTTTTAGCTCTTAATATTTCTTGGTCAATTTTTCTTAAATTTTCCCTATATTCCTCTTGAATAGCTAATTTCTCATCAATCTCAGCTTGAAGTTTCGTTATTTCTTCTTTTACTTGGAACTCTGGGGGTATGTCTTTATCTCCTGTTACTGGTGACTGGTTCATCATATTTTCAAATTCTTTAAAACTTCCAGGTTCATAACCAGGTCTGTAAGGTACTTGATTAGTGTGCCTTCCCATCGTGTCATCAACCATATTATCAACCATAGTATTCTTAAAAATTAAAGGGTGTGTAAAATCCCCTCTTCCATGAGGCTTTTTATCTGCTCTAACATTCCATTGGGTGTGGGGAGACATTAGTGACCCAAGACCTAATGTTGCTCCACCCATCAAACCTACAGGCCCACCCAAAAATCTTTGTCCCAGGTTTAATGTACCTCTACCCCCACCTCTTATCAAATTACCCAACATTTGCGTTCTTGTTAGTTTTTTAACTCTTTTTTGCTTATTAAAGACCTTGTCAAAAATGCCTCGTTTTTTAGGTGCATCGGTTTTTGCGTTTGGATTAGCCACTTTACTTAAGCCTGCATAAAGTCCTGCTGCACCTCCTACTGCACCTACACCTAACTTCCCTACTATTGAAGAACCTTTAACTAATGCCACTGCTTTTATGATTGGAGTCATATATTTTGAAAATTCCTTAGCCCCATCGACTAGAATTTTCATATAAGTTTTTGCTTCTTCATATTTGTTTTTGAGGTTGAATAAGGTTCTATTGTCAATCTCTTTCAACTTCTTTTGCATTTTTTCAAATAATTCAACGATGTCTTCACTGAATCCAATAGCCTTGTCGAGTCTTTGAGTGACATCTTGCCACTCAGTTTTCAATGCAACTGATGCTCTTTGCATAGTCTTTGGAATACCCTTAAAGTTTTCGTTAATAATTCCAGTTCTTTTCATCAATGCTTCATAGACATCTACACTTAAAATTTTACCCTCAACAATTTGGTTCCTTAACTCACTGGTGGTTAGACCCATACCTGATGCGATCTCTTTGGCTAACTCTGGTAAGTTCTCCAAGACTGAATTGATCTCCTCAGCCCTAAACGTACCTGCCCCCAAACCTTGAGCAAGTTGTCTCAAACCATCTCTAACCTCTTTCACATTAGAACCAGAAATAACAGCCACTTGGGATAAAGCTCGATTCAGCTCTAAAATGTCATCTGTTGATGCACCGAACTCATTTTGAAACCTTTTTAACTGTTGGAATACTGACACATTGTCCTCTAGGGCAATACCAGTCTCTTGGGTTATTTTAAGTAATCCTTTGTACGATTTAGCAAATTGGTCAGTTCCTCTAGTGGCTGACCCTATTCGTATTCTAAGGTTATTGATTGTATCGACATGTTGCCCAAAGGCTTTAAATGAACGATAGACACCACGGATAGCATAGCCAGTTGACCATGCTTGGATTAAGAATGTACTAGTTCTTAAAAGGCTGTTGGCTGATCTGTTAAGTTTGTTAAATGAGTGTTGACCACGTTTTGAAAATTGGTCAATTTTCACTTGAGCTGTTTTTAGCTCGTTGGCATTAACTCTAAGTTTTATTAATAAATCTTCACTAGCAGGCATTATTTACCCCTAGATTTCTTTATTGCTTGCATCTCAAGATCGTGTTTGTAAGAGAAATATGCTGCCCACATATCAATCTCTTCACTACTCATCTCTTCTTGTACGAACATGGCAGTTTGACCAATTGTCTCAGCTATTTTAAATATCAATTGTAAACCACCATCCTTAGCAATTATTTTTTTTTATCTTTAATACTATTTGTTTGCATTATTTTAGCAGCATGATCTGCCATCACTTCAATAAAATCGCCAGTGTAATTTTCAGTTAAGGCATCAAAGTCAGTTTCTTCAAAAACTCTTGTTCCTGTCTCTGGGTCAAATAGGGTATAGATTATTGACCAGATCATAAAGTCAATATGAGTTCCCTCACCACCAATATCAGCTTTAACAGTAATTAGATTCATATTTTTGTAATTTGGTTGTCTAAACTCAAACTTTGAGCCTTCATATTCAACCACTTTCTTCTTTGGTTCTATGCTAGAACCTAATATTTTATTTCTTAATTTATTACTCATACCCTTACTCCTTATACGTTATCTGCTGGTCCCCAACCAAATGTTGTGTCTGACCTACCGTCTAATCTAAATGTTATACTCTCAGTTTCCAAATCATCAAGTCCACCCGATTGATTATCACTTTCAACAGTAAACCAACCTCTAACAAAATCATTTCCACCTGCCAAAGAATACACAATGTATACTCGATCTCTCGACCTCAATTCGTCTATTACTGCACCATCAAAGTTAGCGTTTCTTTCAACAGTTAAACTTACATCTAAAAGTCCTGCTGTATTTGAAGTGTTACCACCATCATCAAATGTGGTTGATGGGATTACATTTGTGCTTAAACTTACATCTTTGGTTGTACATTGTGCTAGAACTGAAAAGACCACGTATGAATAATCTACCGTTACAACAGCAGTATCACTTTGTGAAGTATTAAAAGTTATCTCACCATTAATATGACTAGTAATTCGATAAGTAGACGCACTAACTTCTGTTCCATCTACATAAACGGTGAATGGGGCTTCGGGGTCGATAACCCTTCTTAATGGATTAGTGATTCTATATACAGTATCAGCAGTGACACCTTGTCGGGTTTGAACACTAGTAGAAGAACCTGTGACAGCTACAGGTGAACCCCCAATGTATA